GAGAATCTTTCAATATCATCTGTATATTCTGGATAGTCGTAAGAGTAAATCTTATCAAAAGATTTTTGTGACTTGGTTTGTTTGAGAAAATGAAAAGTGCAGTTTTCAAAGGTGATGTCATCATTCACCACCTTTGCAACACATACTGCTGGAGAAGTTAGTGAGTAATCAACTCCAGCAATATATTCATCAGATTTCATCCTCGTCTTCTACTTCATATACAATGCCGCAGAAAGGACAGTGTTCAGGAACGAATCCCTCTTCAAATGAAATGGTATATTCTGCATTACAATTTGGACATTCAAAATCAGCGTCTATCAACATAACTTCCTTATAAGTCCACTACTTCACATCCTCCGTCACCAGAAGAACAGGCTAACTCTTGTGCTCCAATTGTGTAATCCTGTGCTTCGTAGTTTGAAAGTAGTGCCCAATCCACTTCCTGTGGAATTGTTTTGAGTGCTTCTTCATATTCTTCCTTACTACAATCTTGGTAAGGTGCTTGTCTGTATGTATGTTCACTGAAAGGAAGAAAAGAAATACCACTGATTGTGTCAAAGTTATCCCAAACCCAAGAACCAACTTCCATCCACTCATGTTCTTTGACAGAGATGGTGACAGATGGTTTGTGTTCACACCAATGAGTTTGGTATGTCATCCAAAGTTTCAACTGGTCAATTGCAGTCATGTCTTGTCTGCAAACAGCATCATCTGGGGATTTCATTGGAAAAGAGAATACAGTTGTGTGTTTTGGTTTCATCACATCTGCTTCGTTTGGAAACCCTGCATCCTTCATCATTTTGCAAAGTGGGTCTTTATTGTCTGCTCGAACTGTTCTAATATAATAGGGATTATGACGAGCATGTATACCAGAGGCAGAATCAACCAACTGACTAACTGTACCAGAAGGTTTAACGCAAGTGATGGCTGCGGATTGTGGGATTCCGAGTTTTTCTGCCCACTCTTTGTTTGTTTTGATTGCTTCTTCTCGTAGTTCGTCCAGTAACTTTTCAAGACCTTCCTCCTGTCCGTTTGTTTTTGGGTTATCCATTATTCCTGTGAGGGAAACTCCAAGAAGTCGTTCTTCATCGCAGTTTCGTTTCCACTCTTTTGTGAGGTACTTGAAGTTGGTAAGAGTGGATTGGAACGTCCCAAGGATAGTCGCAAGCTTAACTTTCTTGCGTAATGATTCAGCAGTGTCCCATCTACGAATAACGACTTCTGAGAGGTTGCAAAATTCTCTGCTTCTAAGAATGATCTCAGAGCAGGGGTTAGTTCCAAAATCTTCTCTTGGTTGTCGTCTTTCTTGCTCATCTGTATTCATCCTTTCTACTTGCTTCATGGCAGAAACACCATTATAGATTCCTCTTTCACCTGACTTGGAATCATAGAGTGACAACCATTCCCTCATGAATGTTCCAATGTCTGGTCTTCCCTTGTAATTGACTGAATTGTTTGCAAGTGCTCTTTGTGGTTGTGACTCCCACCATTGACCTGACTTTGCGTGTCTCATCGTTTCGTCATTGAGATTTGAGAGTGAGATCAAAGCACTTCTGCGAACTCCACCCACCACTACGATTTCTGCAATCTTACAAACGAGATCATGACACTCAACTGGTCGTAATTTTCGTCCAGCTGCATTGCGAAACATATTGACTGAAAAGTTGAAAAGGTCATCCAATGGTTCTGGACCAGATGCACGACCACCAAATGTCTTGAGAGGTTTTCCTGCAGCACGAACCTTTGACAAATCCCAATTTGGAACCTGACCTGTCCAAAGTAAACTGTAAAGTTCTTTGAGTGCTTTTGCCCATCCTAGTTTGGAATCTGCAACGACAATGGTTGTATCTGTTGGATGAAACTCTTCTGCGATTGGTGACATTTGATTGACGAACTCATCCTCTACAGAGAATCCAACACCAGTTCCATTCATCAACACGTAAAGAATCTCATCAAATGACCTTGGAGAATCTACTTTGACATAAGAACAATTATACCCTGCAACATTTTCTTTCTTGAGTGCTTCACCAGCAGTCATCAAACATCGCATAGACGGCATCACATCAAGAGCGAGAACTCCTTGTTTCATCTCTTCCAGTTCTCCGTTCTCTAAAGTGTAGTCACATTGTTCTTGTAAGTGTTCTTGGAAAAAGTTGAAATAACGATTGACTGTTTCTGCCCAGGTTTCACGGCGTTCATTTTCATAATCCCACCTCGCATATCTTGATAAGTGAATGAATTGTTGATACTGTGTGGGTAATACGGCTGGGTCTTGTAGCGTCATTTCTTTCTCCAAATTGCGAGTTGTGTTTTTGCGAGTAATCCTTGGTAAGTGAATTTATTTATCATTTCTGAAATTTCAGTAATCCCTGCATTCACCATGTCGTTGATGTCTTTCTGTTTGACATGATCTGGCCAGATACAGACCTTCCATCCATAATCAATCACTCTTTCTATCCTTTTTATAATCTCTAAATTTCTTGGTTCGTTGTCAAACACCATCGTTCCTATTCCATCCTGCATTGCACTGGAAACATTCCCCATTGCACTTACCTTGATGTCAGAACCCGCCATGGCAATACAATTCGGCAGAAACATTGAATCTATTGGACCTTCAACTACATAAAAAGGTTTTGTCATATCAAGTGTATCAAGTCCAAAAATCTTTGGTGCATCTTCATCAATTTTGATTGTGATATATCTTAATTTAGTATTCGTAAAAGCACGACCTTGAAATGCAATCAAATTCTTGTCTTCATTGAAAAAGGGAATGATGATTCGTGCTTCTTTTTCATTCAAGTCATAATGTCTTTGAGTCAACTTGTAAGTGAATCCCTTGAAGTCATCTGTGAAGTAAAGACGATTGAGATAACTTGGTGGTATTCCACGATTGACAATATATCGTTTTGCATAATGCGTATCATCAAGTTCACTTATCTTGGGAAGTTCAATTGACTGATAGAAAACTGGTTTCTTGTGTTTGAACTCTGGATCGGGAGTTGTCGTTGATTTGCCTGTCAATCCTTCTTTGTATCTCTCAAGGACATACTGTTTGTGCAACTCACCATCAACCTGTTTGAGAAAGTTTGTGAACGTGTTACTCTGTCCACAATTATGACAATGAAAGAAAAGGTCTGTTCTCTTTTGATAGAGATATCCACGGGCTTTCGTTTTCTTTTTCTGCGAATCGCCACAGAACGGACACCGAAAGTTGTAAAGGTTGGTTGTCTTTTGTTTGAAAAGGGGTAAACGAGTAGATATTAAGTTGACGTATTTTGTATCAATATAAGAAGGCATTGCATCATCTGAAAAGGTTGTGTTACTGATTCAATTATAGTATAACACAACGACTCAAAAAGTCAAATCAATTTTGTATAAGTTTTGGAATTATGTGTGTGAGTAACCACGCAATCAAAGTGGCTGCACCCATTGTAATCCATCTCCAACGATCAAGAGAATCTATCTTCTTCCAAATGCTCTCAAGGTCACTCTCAACTCTTGTCTCTGTCTTGTCAATCATGATATTCATCTTATCATGCAAGTCACCAATACGAGAATGAACTATCTTCAATTCATCACGAACTTCATTGTCATTTGCCTTGTGTGACTCTTGACCTGCTAGTAAACGACCAATGTTTTCGGACAGGGAATTCAACTTGGATGTTGTGTCATCCAATTTAGACATCAGAGCATCAAGTTCCTTGGAACGATACTCATCTTTGATTTTTAATGTCTGAATTTCTGCTTTAAGTTGTAGGATAGATTCTTGTTCCGGCATAAGATAATTCTACTGGTTTGACAATCTCCAAAAATTGTTTGCAGTAATGTGCAAACGCTTTAGGAGCAAATGTATTCTCATGCACTGTCCAAGATTCCCCATTCAATTCTGGGTCATGACCATCATTATGAATTTCTATTGTATTGTCTTCATCATCAACTGCTTTCCATGCACTTCGTGACTTAGAAATCCAATCACCAGACATAACTTGGTTGATAGAATCGTCTGATTCTATCTTGATGTACTCTTTAAATTTCATCATGTCAAAATCCGCTTTTAAATCCGTGTCTGAGGAACTGCATACATCCAGTAGACGTATCCATCAATATAATTGGTTTCTTTGGATTTTTTCTTGCGAACATACGAATATATTCACCTACCTCATCTTCACCAACATATTTTTTGTATCGTTCAAATTTCTTTTTACCGAAACGTGACTTCATGTAAATGTTTGGGTCTACTGCAAAAACATCAACTCCCCCGAATCTCTTCATGACCAAACCTTTTGGTGGTTTTCCAAGTGGAATACCTCTTGTAGCTACACCAGAAACACCTGTAACTGGTGCATCTTCATTCAGTGCAGTCGTAACTTTACGTAAGGTTGTTTCATCAAATAGAAGTTCGTCATTATTATACATCTGTTCAAACTTATCAAAGAATTGATTCTCCAACTCTTCATCGGTAATCTTATAATCTCCATGTTGTTCTTTGATAAGGAACAATGCAGCTGCGTATGATGCGATTCGTGACTGTCCGCCTGGAATCTTACCCATCAATTTCTTGATATTCCAAATGAGTGTATCGGAAAGTGTATATGCTTCTTTTTCGTCTTTCGTTTTCAAATCTCTTCGTCTTTTGAGAATCTTACCCTTTTCATCTATGATTCCTAACTCAAAAGCTTTTGTCTTTTCAAATGGTGTTACCAGTTTCTTGAGGAACTGGTAGACGAAATAGATATTTCCGATTGTCGATACGATACTCATTTGTTTGGATAAATCTTTCTAAGTTCTTTGATTGTTGATTCGTTCAGAGGAATATGATTTGTTAGAATATCTTCTCCGTTGATTCCAGTTATTCTTTCTGGAAGCCGGTCTAAAAAAATGAGAAAAGGTTTGAGTATGGAATAAAACTTTTTCTCTATACTGTAAAACAACAATCGTGTTGCTGCTTGATTCTCAAATACATTGTAGATTACAATGAGATGATTGAGTATCAAGTTTGTCTTCAGTTCACCAGTTTCAAGAAACCGATTGAACAATCTCTTCACATACTTGATTTTGTTCAAGTCATCGTTAAATTCATCTACAGATGTGCATTGAATATTTTCATAATATTTCATTGCGAACATCATGTAATTGTCATCATTCAAATCATCAAATAAGTTCATTTAGTTTTCAAGTTACATTACGCTGAGAATGTTCCCTCCGCTTGCATAGAAAAAATATGAAACTGTCCAAACATTGCTGCATGAGATGTGCATTGGTAGTGATAATCACCAACATTCGCCCACTGATTTGCAGTAAAATGCGGAACCTTCCAAATCAACCATCCTCTATATTTTGCATTCGCAGAAGTTCCAGTTGTTACTGTTCCGTCTGTATCTATATGTATAAGGTTGCTCCCACCATTACTTGATGTGAGATTTGTTCCAC